CACTTAACATAGCAGGTATATCGTCACGCACTTCTTTTTTTAAAGAACCAGAAGGCACTTCATTACCAGACTCTTTATCAATAGTTCCACCTTCGTCTTGAAGTCCTCCGTCTTGCATAAATGCTTTTTCCATTTGTTCTTTCATTACTGTGCCTCCTTTATTTTTTGATAATGGTTTTTTAGTAGCTCCATCTTTATCAGTTCTTTCCTTAGTAAATTTATTTGCTTCTTCTTCACTATTAAATCTAGGAAATCTTTTTTTAGTTTTTTGTTCATACTCTCTAGCCATTCTAAGAGATTTTTCTTCATCAAATTGTTTAGGTTGTTTTGTTTTTGTATCAAACCAAATTGATGGCACTACCATATATTCATCTTTTCCTGTAAAAGGATTTTTATATTTAGGTGTTACTGTTTGTTCTGTTGCAAACTCTTGACCCATTAACTGTATAGCTTTATGTTTTTTAGAATCAAAAGGTTCAAATTCAGCCAATACTATTTACCTCGTCTCTTAATTTTTTTAACATACGTAATGTATTTACAGAACCTTGTGACCTATTTAAAATAGTAACACT